ACCAAGTGAAGCTATCAATGATGCATTAAGACCAATAGCCGCAGATTCAATACCAACGGCGCCGCCTGCTAAAATACCAATAGCGGCACCAGCATCCAAACCAACTTCACCAACCGCAGATATAGAAACAGCGGCACCAGACGTAAGACCAACAGCTCCAACGGCTCCAATACCTACAGCACCGCCTGCCTGAACTTGAACCGCACCACCACCAATGATATCAACCGAAAGAGCTTCAATATTAGCTTGTGTGACACCTGTAATTACTGTTTTTTTACCTAAAGCCGAGAACGTTCCTGTTAGTGTACGAATAGCAATATCACCAGTGGCTGACTCTAAAGACATTTTACCACCTGAGCGAGCCATTAATTCACCAGTATCAGCCAATAGAGCCAGCTGGTTTTTACCTACAATGGCTGTGCTATCGCTCTCAGAACCAGCAAGGAAACCACCCTGCGAGGCTAGTGTCATAGACCCTTTGGCCTGTGACATGAGAGAACCTTCAAGCTTTTCTGTAAGATTCTTAGCGGCCACATCAATATTACCACGAATGGTTTGATTGAAATTCTGTGCTGTTAAATTAAAGTTCTTTGTAGCCGTCATATTAATATCACCATCAACGGTGACATTATAATCTTTTGCAATCTTTAATGAGGCGGCACCATCTACGGAAATATCATAAGCACCAGTGATTTTCATACGATTTTCACCGAACGTGATATTATATTGACCGTTCTGTGCTGAGATATAAAGTTTACCGTCTGGTTGTAACTGCACCATCGAACCACCACGGTGCTGTAAGGTCACATGCTCTGCACCCTTACTATCGTCCATGATGAGGGTGTGACCAGAGCGGCTCTTATGTACATAGAAATTAGGATATTTACCAGCACCAGGCAGCTTGCGAGCATCTTCTGGACCATCCCATGTTGGTGGTGTGAGCACCTTACTGCCAGCCGATGTGGTGCTTTCTGAGGCTGTGAAGTTACCGTCTTCACCCTTCGTATAGGTCTGGTCACCAATCTGTACCTGATCACCAGTCTTGAACTCTTGACTCGGAAAGGCTGCTTTAATATCTGCGTTTACATCTGCCATCATTAAATTCCTGGGAACATTCTCTGAATTGGATTACCACCTGTCACATTTACTCTACCGCCCTGTGCAATATTCTGTAGAGACTGGCTGGCTTGTAGTGCAGTCATCATCGTAAATGCGGCCGCTCTAGCCTGTGGTGGCATAAACTGGAACATCTGTGACATTGTACCAGCACCAGAACCAAAAAAATTCTGACCAGGAATAATAGATGGGAAGGTCGAACCACCACCCAATAGAGTCGCAACCGCTTTTGCGGCTGTAGCAACCGCAAGTGGTGTATAGGTCATCATCTGACCTGATGGGCTATAGCTACGATATACTGTGCCAGCCGATGTGGTCAATGGTGTAATAACAGGTGCTAGTGAACCAAGACCGAACAGGCTGGTGTCATACTGCAATCTCTGAAAGGTATTAACCAGACCACCAATACCAGTAGCCTGACCTAATAGACCAATTGCATTGGTTGTATATACATCTGAATTAACTCTGGTGCCTGTCATAAATCCAGCACCCTCTTTTTGCTCGACCGACTGAATTAAATATGACATAGAATTAAATGCGGCAATCGTGCTTGGGTTCATACCACCATAAAGCTTCTTGCTATTATTTTTATTATTTAAAATAGAAGATAATAGAACACCCAGTGACATAACAGCACCAGGCAAATTACCCATCATAGAAGATGAAATAAGATTATCGAACGACTGAACCGCTGTAGCCACCGATGCGACCTTTGGTATTGTCATGCCAGCCATATTATACATGGCACCATGGGTCGGTAGACCTTTGGTCATACCATGATTCCACAGCTGGTCTTTCTCACGGATTCTACGGACTCTTGCGCCACCCTCGACAGTCTCATATGACTCAGGCGGTGGTAGAACCTGAATAGGCATTGTCAGATACATGGCAATATTCTGAAGCAGGCTCATATTGCCTTCGATGGTCTGGTCATTATTATTTAAATCATTTGCAAGACCAATAATCTGGCATTGATTTGAACCAGTATCTTTCATTGCTACGACCAGAGAACCAGGATCTAGACCGCCTGGAAACTCTTGCTGTGCAGCCCTTGTAGGTGACATGAGACGAGGTGAATAAGCAAGGTGCTTTACGTTTACGTCTTTACCATGAATAGATGGGAAATATACTCTGATATTACCTGAATAATCGGTTGGAGCATCAGCATCATGCCCACCGACCACGATACCATATACTAGACCAGATACGGCTGAACTCTTAGGTAAATATGACATTATACAATACCTCTACCAACTGTACTTGCTACACAATCCATTGTCGTTGTGGCTAGACCACCTGATGTAATATGATGAAACATATGTAGAATTAGATAGCGGCCTGAACCATAAGTTGTTACAACCTCTGGTCGTGTTTCTTTATTATATAGATTGACATCAATAGTCTTGCCAGCATGAAGAATAGGGTTGAAAGGCACCGTCATACGCAATGCAACCTTATCTTGTGATAATAGAGACATGCGAGCCTGACGGAATTGCAGATAATCTTTTGCATAGTCAGGGCACATATCTTGTTGCTTATAGGTATTCTGGTTAGAAATGGACATCTTCATAACACCAGAACCGATACCACAACCAAATAGATTAAAGTCTTGATTAAATAGACTGAATGATTTATTGATAGGGTCGAACAATATGAGAGAATTAATATTGCGACCATTCTCATCAATACCATTCAGAATATCGGTCAGCAGGTCAAAATCACATGGGAAAGAATAGGTCAGAATAGAGCATGGGTCAGCCATCGCATTATTGATCTCATTGCGATAAAACTTCATGACCGGCTGCTGGCGGCAGAGTGAACGAATAGAACGGAAATGATGGACTGGTGTATTATCGAACCCATCACCATATGTCATATAGTGCAGAAATGATGGGTCATTACCTTCAGCCACCGCATAGTTACATTGCTGTGATACCACCTGAAATGGGTGGATATTCTCTGCAACATAATCTCTTGGATATGTGGCAGCCTCAATAAATGTTCTCTGAGCACCAGCGCATATGTTTAGAACATAATCAACCACCTCTGATGGTGATGTACATTTCCATGAGCGGCTGACCAATGTCTTTGGGTCGGTCAACTGGCTCTGGTCACAACCTCTAAGGATAAATCTCTCTGTATTATTATTGATCAGGTGACGCTGATCCATTCTGTATATTTTCTGATTGATCGTCATCTCGGTTGGTAGACCAAGGTTGCGAACGTCATTAATGCCTATCTTTTCCAGCTTAATGGTTACATCGGCATTCTTGAAAGTCTCGAAATTCTTATTAGGCAGAGAGTGAATATAGCTATCGAATTTGAGAATGGTCTGTAGACCAGGAGTCAGCAGGCTCTCACCGAGATAGACCTCTTTTGGTGTGAGTTCATTTAATTCAGAACCAGATACACCATTAAAAGAAATGGCCATACCGACTTCTGATGTATCCTGTGAGAGTTGTAAGGCTTCGCTGTAATCAGACATATATTATACCGGTAACTTTCTTACATAATTATTGGCACCAAGAATGGCTCTGAGTTCATTTACTATTTGACCATAATATTCTGGCTTGATGATCTTGATGTTGCGCTTGTTCTCATTTTCCTCAACCTCATGGTCATATAGTGTTTGATATGTACCGTAGACGTTTTCTCTCACGGTCACACCATCGACCACATAATTTGTGGTAATACCACTAGGTGAGAGGTTCAGATAATAATCATACGGAACATCTGTAGGAACGGTGAGTGTTTCTTTATCATAATTAATCTGGTATCGCCATGTTGTGGTCAGACCGACTGAGGTGTCTGTGCGTTCGATGACCTTCTCATACTTGTAGATATTATTACCAGATGCATTGGCTGTCTGAGACCAGTTAATAACCTGTATATCGGTGAGAGTATTACCACCAGCCGCATCACGATACTTATTTGCGATATACTTATTGAGTTGATCATAATCTAATGGCCAATCATATCCACCATCAATAATACCATTGGCCATCATAATAACCCAGTGGGCTTCTGGCGACTTATATACACGGTCAGCCAGTATTTCTGGTGTCTCACCCTCTTTGATATTGTAGATATAATATGATGAGATATTCTCTAGCGTTTCTTTTATGATACCGATACGCATAAAGATATTGGTAGGCAGCTGATATGTGGTATAGCTGGTCTTATTGATGTCATATGGTATTGTAGGAAATAAATCGAAAAACCTAGACATTTAGAATCCTTGTGTCACTCTTTGTTTATGGAGGATCTCAAGCTCACGGAAGGCCAAGCTCAGCCTCATCGTAACAGGATGACCATTACTGAACGTTGCGTATATACCAGCTGGTGCATAATCAATTTCGACCTGTTCGAGCGCACAGGTATTAATGCGTGGTATTTTTGTATTTTCTTTACCCTTATGGTAGAAAGTAATATCAAATTCTGCTGGTGCAACAAAGGTTGGTATGACACCACCGATACTGCTAATTTCTGGTGCGGCATGGAATCTGAGTGTATCGACAATATTCTTTACCGTCTCACTCTCTTGTGAGTTCTTTGGTGCCATCAGAAGCTCCATACGAAAAGCTCTCTGTGGTGTATGAGAGAAGATGACCTCGACCTTGGGGTTAATTGGATAACCAGCAATGCCTGCGATCTGTCTGGCTGTCTCACCAAAAGCACCACTCGCAACGGCTCTGGGCAGACCACTATTAATAGCTGAATTAATACGGCCTGTGAGCAATGCAGTCAAGGCTTTACCGGCTGCGGTCACACCGAGTTTAGCCGCCTGAGCACCAAATGAGGTCAATGAGATTTCTTCATAGACGTTGGTGTGAGTATATGCCATTGGTACAGGCATGAAAAGTGCAATCGATTCTTTAATTCTTCTGGTATATCTCGGAACATTAAACCCTTGACCATCTAATACCTGATTGGCCAGATTACCAAGACCTTCAAATGAAGTCAGACCAGGTACATTCGAGGCATTACCAAATTTTAATTGATCGACCTTGGATAATTCATTTGTTATCTGGTAATTTGCGGGACCAAATTGACTAGGTATTGCGACACCTGTGCGTGGCAGACCATCTTTACCTACCTGAACATTGATATTAATGATCATATAGTGGGCTAGATTATCTGCACCGAGATCATCAGGGAATACTCTATAGTTAAAATCATATTGGTTATCAAAGCCAAGATAACTTGAGAAACGAGATGCAACCTCTGAACTCTGATTATATGATGCGTTTAAGCCAGAACCAGAACTACCATCTATTGTTCTTCTTGAAAGAATGGCTGAAGGTGATTCATAGCTCACTCTGGTATATCGATCACTAACGACAGAAGTGGCCTGACCTGAACCTTCTGATGTGGTTAATTCATCTACGATGCTGCCGGCTGAACGTGATGTACCTGGGCTTAAAGGCATTTATTATTATCCTGGTTGGTTGCATACATATTTATATGGCATACAAAGGACGATTTTCTCCCAAGAATCCTAAAAAATACGGTGGTGATCCGACAGGTATCATCTATCGTTCTCTATGGGAATTGAGGGTAATGAAGTATTTAGATGAGAATGTGAACGTTCTCGAATGGCGCTCAGAAGAGATAGCCATACCATATGTCTCGCCTGTAGATAATCGATACCATAGGTATTTCCCTGACTTTATTGTGAAGGTGCGTAGACCAGATGGTAGCACCAAGACGATGATGCTAGAGGTCAAACCAAAGGCTCAGACCAAAGAGCCAGCAAAAAAGAAAAAGGTCACCAGAGCCTATATAAACGAAGTCACCACATGGGGTGTCAATCAGGCCAAGTGG